ATTCGTTTTTCATAGTAAGGAGAGTTGTCTTTCTCTTCTTCAACTAGAACATCTTGATTTATAAAAGCATTATTCATTAGTCGTTTTGTGCTTCGCTGTTGACTTTAATATCAACAATAGCAACTGTGTTAGAAGTTCCCGCTGCCGAATAACTTAAAACTACACGATTAAGTGTACTAAGTATTGGCATTCCTGACATTTGTCCTACACCTAAAGTAGAAGCTCCAGCTGGACCGATATTCGCAAATGTAGCTGTCTTACCTACGACTGAAGATGAAGTTGCTGCCATTCCTGGACTAACTACTGGTGCGGACATCCATTGTGAAAGAACATTAGTGCCATCAGCAGACACAATGCTCGTACGACCGACATCAAACCAAGTAGTTCCGCCATCATCAGTTGTCTGAAGATAAGCACAAACACCTCCTCCAGTAATACTAGCTCTTAACTTTAAGAGTATATTGTCGGTATCCTGTGGGATAGTAAATGTCTTAATAGTACCAGTAGCAACTGAGCTAGTGCCACTATCATTGATTACTTGTATGTTTTTGAGAGGAAATCTGATACCCATATGTTTATTTTTTGTTGTTTTAATAATTGTTCGACCTAGTAACCTAGCCCCTTTGCGGCTGCCTTTGCAGATGAGCGGTGTATTTTTTTACTTTTTTTCTTCATTTTAATATTCGGTTAGTATTATACTAGCTGTTCCTATGCTTTTAATTGCGACCCTTCTATATAAACCGTTAATTATGTTTGCTCCCACCATTGAAGATGGTGCTTGGTACATTTTCTCTATTGGTACTGCTACTTTAAGAACTGTATTATTAGGTATTATATGGTCAAAATTAGCTGTTCCAGCAGCAGTTATGACTGATGTACTAGCGTTAAAACCTGCTACCGATGTAACCCAACGCATAGCTCCAGCAGATATGAGAGAACTTGAACCAGCTAATACAGCAATCTCTAATACTGTAGTATCAGGCGTAAGAGTAATAACTGAAGAAGTTGATGCATTTTCTGAAGCATAAATAGCCTTAACAGAAGCATGAGTAGCATAACCTTGAAGGTCTACATTTTGCCTACTTATTGGCACATTTGGATATGGATTTACTGACATTTGTTTTGTTTTTCTATTACTTCGTTTAACTTTTCGACCACTTGATTTAACTCCCCATTGCCGAATGACGGCACTAATTTCTCAATTTTGGTACACTTAGTTTCTTTTATAAACTCTTCTGTTGTACCTGTTGTTTTACTTGTTGTTTTTTTCATTTGTTTTTAATTTCTGTTGCTAATGGAGAAGCTTGACTTTTGGGACTTTGCTTCTCTTTTCCGACCTTACCCTTACCACCTAATGCACTAGGGGGGCTTGTTCCCATAGCCTCTTGTTGCATCATGGCTTGTTCTTGGGCTTTTTGTTCTGCTAACATCTCTTCATGCTCCATAATGTGAAGCCATGTAGCCCAAGTTTTAGGTTGTACCATGTGGTGAGTATAAATGTGAGTAGTATGATTATCTGTAGTTGCTACTTCAGGTAATTTGTCTTGTTTAAGTTGAGCATTTTCTTCTTCAGCTTTCATTTCATCAATAGTCTTAGGTAACATGACATCAATTAAACTAGGGTCATTTAAGAATTTAGGGAAGAAAACATGCTTGTTAAAGTTGCGTATGCCATCTTGGTCAAGAGTTTGAACTAGAGCTGGATATAATTGCATTAAATCTCTCCTTAGAACTAGCTCTTTGTATTCGGCTTCTTTAGCTGAATATACTAATATTCCAGGAGGATAGTCTGTATTAAAATTGTCTAAATCTATCTCTGTACTATCTACTCCTTTAACACCTACAATATTAGCCATTTTAGAGCCTAGTTCTTTAGAATACTTGGCGTACCTATGAAACCAATGTGACCAAAACTCTGACTCACCAAACTGTAGAACTTTAGAGATTAAAGATTGACTCATGTCATTTAGTTGTTGGTCTATTGCTGTTTGAGTTGCTGTGGTATTGCTCCCACTTGCTCCTGTTGAAGCCATTGGCTTGCCTGCACCTATTGGGTCTTCTGCTTCGCCTTCCAATACTCTTATGAAATTAAGTAATTCAGGAGACATAGCACTATCCTTATTAAGTGGTGCAACAGCTAACTCTACATCATTTACTGCAATATGTTGATTGATTTGTCTTGATAGGAAAGCTGATACATCGTCTATTTTGTCAGGATTGTAGAGATATGTAGGATTAGCTTCATCTTTAGCTGCTATAAATGCCAAGTTTAAGAGAACTGATTTAGCTCGGTGTTTGTCGTCTAGTAAGTCAGCTATAGAGAACGGAATAGATGAATGTGGTTGACGGTAACTTTCTTTAACTACGATAGGCCACTTAGACTCACCATCTTCGCCATCATCTAAGTCTAGTTTCTCTTTCATTAGAATTGTACTGAATTGCTTGTCTACCCAGTACACGCATCTATCACCATTTTCGTCATAGGAAAAGAACTCTAGTATTTGAAAGACATCTTTACTAAAAGGTTCAGGTGAAGGCATAATACCATCGCGAGCTTGGTCTATTATTTGTTTGTATTCCCATAGTTGAGGCTCTACGCCTGATGCTATTTCTTCTACCTTTTTCACTCCTGTAATAGTGCCATTGGCTATTAACTTTTGTAGTTCCCATTTGTTCTTGGTAATCCACTTCCAGTAGTAACGCCATTGTTGGACTTCGCTAACTATAGGATCATAGCCAAACACTAGAGGATTAATTACATGAGGTTCAAGTATCTTGCGTTTCTTATTGAACTTTAGGGTTTCCATATAACCTCGCCCATAGAATAGGGTGTCCCAACACCAATCATAGTCTAATTTAGCTTTACCCATTTCTAGGTAGTCTGATTGGGCGAGTATGTTATAGGCATTTATTTGGTCTTGGTTGATTCCTTGTGATGGAAGGAACTTAATCTGTAACTTGTCATCATAGAGTGAAGATAATGCACGATTAAATAGTGTCAGTAATAGAGTTGAAGCAATATTTTGGTCGCCTTTCTGTAAGTTGACTAACAATTTAAGTTGATTAGCTTGCCTTCTTTTGCGAGCCTGTAAGAAGTTAAAGCTATCTAGGTATTTAGTTGCTATATCTCCGACTATATCCATTCTTGTAATAATTTAGGTTCTTCTATAAAGCTATTGCCTGTTGTAGCTTGGCAAGGTGCAAATACTTTACAACCTTCCTTTTTAATTTCTACTCTAGGTTCTAAGACTAAGCGTAATCCGTCAGCCCACAGTTGAGTTTTTAAGTCTTTTAGATATTCTGGTGTTAATATTTCATCTTTAGTTGGTGTCTTTTCTATAGTAGGTTTGAATTTAAACTCAAATAAGCGAATTACTATTGGTTCGCCTTTACCTTTGTCATGCATAGATGACTCATCGGTTTGGTCTTCTCTACCATACCATTTGTGTTCTTCTACACCTACTTCCTTATCTTCTGCTAGAGCAAATTCAAAATCTTTTGACATACACTAATCATATAGTTGTCAAGAGAATAGCGTAAAAGATAATATGTGGATAACTATAACCTAGAGAATATATCAGGTTCACCTTTCCAAATAGCATCCATAGCATCGTGATGCATACCTTTATGTGCCTCGTGAAACTTCCTTGACTTAATAGCTTTATCGTCTATACACATAGTTAATACCGCTGCATCCACACAGTTAGGACTTGCTATACCGTCTTTAAACAACTCTTCCTTGGGTTGAATGATGATTTTGCCGTCTTTGTTCTTGTATTTTACTATTTCAAATTCATTCCAACCATAGTTAAATAACAGTCTGCCACCTGATAATAGCCATTTACGCTCTCGCCAATGCCATTCTGCCTTTAGGTTGCCAAATTGTGCATCTTCACTCTTTTCCCCAAATGATACACCCCTTACATTGAAACCCATATCTCTTAATCTATCGTAGACTCCTTGCCCTATTCCTGTTTTGTCTACAACTATAAAATCAGCATTATGTAGCCTATATAAGCGTGATACCTCGCCTACTAAGTCCATTGTGTTCTGTAGCTTTTGATTGAACAGTATCTCTTGTAAGTTACTAGACTTAAGTACAATAGCACTATTATCGCCACCTGCTGCTGGGTCTACACCTATTATCTTGAAGCCTGAATGTTCTGCTGTATTAACAAATACACTTTGTAACTCTCTGTCATTAACTAATCTCACATAACCTTTATCATCCATGCCCTCATCAAATGCATCCCAGTTGCCTTCTAGATAAGCTCTACGTTGATTCTCTGGTAAGGATTCGAGGCTCTTATAATACTCTTGTGGCAAATGTGGATTATCTGTGGGTAATGCTGGCACGAATACAAACTCGTATTGTTCCTTTTCGTCAGGACTAAATAGCCTCTTGACCCACATATTCTTTACCCATGCTTCACCTAATGGATTACAGCCAGCTACAAATTTTACATCTTTGATTCCTGGCCATCGATGTCTACTTCGGAGCATATCGAAGGTGGTTTTTGGATTTCTATTAATCTCGTCAATAGCAATGACCGCAAACTCGACAGATAGATATTTAGAAGGGTCATCCAAGTTTCTAAAGGCAATGATTCCACTTCCGTACTCTGAGGCAAGCGTAAACTCA